TCATACTTTAATGGAATACGCTTGTAAGCGTCCAATCGTGACCGCCCTTTAAATTGTAGAAATCACAAACGCTATATTGACAGGCTATCAACCCCAAAACCTCATAGGTACGTTTTACCGCAGATACTCCCACGTAGGTAACAATATGCTATCTGTTTTCTACATATACATTTTAACATAATTAACTTAATAATGCAATATCAAAATACAAGATAACCAATAATTAAACATAACCATATTAAAGCCTTTTTTCTTCGTGTCATTTTAGAAACCTTAATAATTCCATGCAATCGTTATAATGTAATTCGCTAAAATCATCATGCATTAACGCAACTTGAATACATGAACGTATTAAACGTTTTTGTTTTCTGTTTAATTTCTTTGTTTTAATAAGTTTATGTTTCCATTCTTTGCATTGTTCTTCTAGTTCTCTGTTTCTAGTTCTCACTACATTTGATGTTTTGATTAAGTGATTGTAAACACTTTTCTTTATTGTTATTGTATCGTCTTGACAAGTACAATTTTTACAATTTTTATCACACATATTTTGACCTCCTATTTTAGTGTAAATTCTGTGTCTTTTAATATGATACCACCTTTTACACGTTTTGGTAAAAGTTTACCACCGCTTTTAAAACCTTTGTGGAAGTTATCCCATGTAACTCTTGATTTTATTGTATCGGGCATACCTGCACACTTAACGTCTATTTTACCGTCTATTTCTTCAATATATGTTTTTTGACGAATAAACCTAGCACGAGTGAACGTGCTTTCATGCGCCCAATATCCTAACTCTTTATCGTCGATAATGTGTTCAATCGCTTTTGGTATATCTGTACCTACTAGGTGTAAACTATCCGTATCGGCATATATGAAACGGTCAAAACATAATTGAGCGGTACTGATTGTTTTATGTCTAGCCCATGCCGTTATGAATACACCCATAGGAATATAGATAGGGTCACGCATTTCTTTTTCGCCTAACTTCCATTTGACTACATTTTCATCATCAAGATACGGTATCTTTCCTGTTACGTCTGGGTTCGTTCCAAATTTACCATATAAAGAATTAAGCATAAGTTTTGCAAGTTGACGTATTGCCCCTTTGTTTTCTTTTTTAACCTTACCCCATTTATCAATATATGGTTTGAATATACCTACACACTGTTTAAACTTCCAACCGTTTATATATTCAATGTTCCATACGTCATAGTGTTCAAAGAATAACTCAAGGTCAACGCTTGTCAAAACAAGGTTTACTTGTTCTTTGCTTTCTGTGATATATTCATTAGGAATATATGACAAGTTGTTTTTTAATTGTATGGTAGGTATATAATCTTTTTTTACTTTAAATTCACAAGTAAAGTTTTGAATGAAAAGCGGGTACATTTCATCATGTTCATATTGACCGTTGAAAAATAACGGCAATCCATATGGTAATGGTTTATCATACATAACTGACGGGTAAAGGCTATTTACATCAAATACAATCCCGTTTTTTATATCTTTGTTTTGAAACTTCGGGTTCACATAAGTAAAGCCACCTCTATATGCTTGTCTTATGTCTTTATCTGTTTGTATATCAAGTATTGGAAAGTTTATTTCAAATTGTTTTTTACTGATAGTTCTTTTAAAGTCGTTTAATGCGTCACTTCCGTTTGTAATCTTTGTTAAGTTCTGTTCAATCTGTATTTGTAAAGCCATTGCAACGATTTTAACATCATGTAATACATATTCTATTTCTTGTTCTGTTAAAATATGGTCGTCATTTCTTTCTTCGTTGTAGTCAATTTCTAGTTTCTGTATAGGTAAGTTGAAATCTTCCGCTATCTTTCTAACAGGAAAAGGTAACTTCTTTAAACTGTCATAAAATATAACCTTTTCTTGTTTCTTATTTCCTGTTTTAAAAATGACCTCAATAATATAGAACTGACCCATTGAAGAAACCACACAACTGAAAGTTTTTTCTTGTTTCTCTTTTGAATATTTAAAACCGTTATTAAATAACCAATGTATGATAAACTCGCCGTCAAATTTTAAGTTGTGAAAATATACGATTTTATTTTCTGTTGAACACCACTTCATGAAATCGTCTATTGTTTGACCTATGGTTGTGTTGTCTATATTGCCTACCTCACAAGTTCCATAAGCCCATACATGACAATCATTTTCATTTGTAGTTGTTTCAAAGTCGGCAACATAACGTTTCATACATTGAAAATCATTTCAAGTTCTTTCAGTTTTGCCACAACGTCCATAAATTCATACATAAAATCAATGTTTGCAATATCTTCGGTATAGTATAACTTCATAAACTCGTCGGTATCCATTGACTTTATTTTTTTGACTAGATTTTTTGACATTTTACCGAATACATTTTGTAAACCTGTAATATAGTTATCTTTGTATCGTTTTACTTTTTTATCATAAAATTTAGGACTTGTTTTTTCTTTTAATGATTGTGTATATTCTTGTAATTCTTTTTTGTTGCGGAAACGGTCAAAATTAAATTTTTTCGGTTTGAACTCATTATAACGTGTATCGCCCATTAAAAGTCTATCTTGCACTTTTTCGTCTGTTGTCTTTCCTCTTGATTTAAAGTTTTGTTTTTTAATCTGTTTTAATCTCTTTTTGTTTTCTTTGTTCAACTGTGCAACTTCTTTTTTAATCTCGTTATATGTTTCACGTGGAACAACCACACCATGAACATTTTTAACATATCTATAATTACGTCTATTTGTAAATTGTTCCAATTCGTTTATATACTTATTGAACTCTTTTCTTGATGAAAAATTTTCAATACCTGTGTAATCAACTGAAACATCAACGTCAAATAATTTGCTTAATCTTTTTTCTTTACGTCGTGCGGAAGTTTGTAACTTCTTTAGTCGCTCAACGTCCTTTGTTCTAACTGTAAATTTATGTTGTCTAGGCATTCGTAATATACCCCCTCAATCTCGACTAGAAAACCTCTTTTTTCTATTTTTGAGTATGTCTTTAAATCGGCTAAAACTGAAAGATTTAATTTTGCTTTAAAACGTCTTGATTGAGCATAGTTTAATATATCACGTTCATCAATGTAACGTTCAACAAATTTTTTTCTATGCAGTGATGAACTGAAATAAAATGTTATACGATTTATAGTTAGTTTATATTCACTTTCTAATAAATTATAATAAATACCGTTTCTTGTTTTTCCCATAAAATAAAGGGAGGTAAACCTCCCTTTGCACCTCCTTATTTTGCTTTAGTAGGTTTTAACGCAAGACCGATTGTTAAGAAGCGAAAACCTTTTCGTCCTGTTTTTTCCATAACTTTAATAGGTAATGGGTTTTCCCATGTAGCAGGGAAACCAACTGTTCCAAAAAGTTTAACCATTGATTGATTGATACCGCTTGACACTGTACCGTATGTTTTACCGTCTTTGTCAATGAACACACAACGAGTTGCATTTGTAATTTCGCCCGTTCTTTCGTCTGTCAATTCAATTTTATGAGCAACAAAATTTGTAATTTCAATAACTTTTCCTACGTAATCACGCAAAGCATAATCAGTATCATTCATTGCGTTAAATACTAACGCTTTGCTTTCTAATGACCCGTCGTCAATGATTGAGGTAAACACTTCTTGTTTAGCGTTCTCGAATTGTTCCTGTACGCTCATTTCTTGGTGTGCATTTCCTTGTAATGCAATTTCGTTTTCTACCATTTCATTGATTTTGTCTTCCATTATTTACTTTCCCCCATAGTATCGTTTTTTTCTTCTACTTCTTCCGCAAGTTTTAAAAACTTTTCTGTTTCCATGCGATATAACTTTTCTGAAACCTTAACCGCAGTTACGACCACGTTTTTACCCTTATAATGCTTTTTGGCTACTCGGACGGCTCTGTCAATGTCATAATTGCCTAAAACTACGAAGTTCTCTAGCGGTACACATGTTACGTTACCGTTTTCGATTGTGATTTCCTGTGCTGAAATCGTTGTGCTTTTTACTGCTTTAGTAATAAATTTTCGCATTTTTTAATGCTCCTTTCTGTGAGGGGTTGCCTCTACTTCGTACCTTTGGTACACCATTATAATAACATATCTATGATGAATAGTCAATACTTTTTTTGTATTTTATACAAATATTTACCTATATCAAAATACACCGATTTTCTATATAATGAAAGTGTGGAAATATACAAGGAGGTATAAACATGGATAACGAAAACAGAGAGCCTATGACCTATGACGAACACGAAGCGTTACTTATTCAAGTATCAAACGCAAATGGCGACGTAGGAAGTATGACCGAAGCGTTGCAGTCTTTACGTGATAACTATAAATATACACGTGAAAGTTATGACGCAAACAGAACAGAACTTGAAATGCTCAATGACAAGTATAAAAAACTAGAGCAAAAAAATCTTGACTTGTTTATGCGAATTTCCGCAGACGACAAAAAAGAAAAAGAGAACGAGGACATTGAGAAAGACGACGAAGTAGAAAATCTTTCTTATAATGAATTGTTCGAAGAAAGACAAGGAGGTTAGAACATGGCAGTTAAAGGAATGAGTAAAAGTGCAACACCCGAAATTATTTTAAATACTATTCGTGCTAATGCGTCAAGTGATTATCAAGAACGTGTACCCGTTGCAACTCAACAGAACATTGCGGAAGTAGGAAACGCAATCACAAATTACGAGCCTACAAGAAACGAATTTCTTAATGCTTTAATTAACCGTATCGGTATGGTTATCATTCAATCACGTTTGTATGAAAACCCATTAAGAGAGTTTAAAAAAGGTATGTTAGAGTTTGGGAAAGATATTGAAGAAATTTTCGTGGAAATTGCGAAAGCGCAGTCATACAATCCAGAAGTGGCAGAAACGGAAGTGTTTAAACGTGTAATTCCTGATGTTAAAACAATCTTCCACCGTATGAACAGACAAGACTTTTATAAGGTTACAATCAGTAATGACCAATTAAGAACGGCTTTTCTATCATACAGAGGAATTGAAGATTTAATCGGTCGAATTGTTGACAGTTTATATAGTGGCGACAATTACGATGAGTTCTTATTGATGAAACATTTAATGTTAGATTATGGCGATAAAGGTTTATTCTACCCTATTACAGTTACAGCAGTTACAGACGAAGCAACGGCGAAGAAATTAACCGTTAAATTACGTGCAACCGCTAAAACAATCGGTTTTATGTCGCCTAATTACAACGCACAGGGTGTTCATACATTTACACCAATGGAAGATATTATTATTTTCATGACACCCGAAACAGAGGCGCTAATGGACGTTGAAAGTTTAGCCCGTGCGTTTAATCTTGAATATGCGGACTTCTTAGGTCGTGTCGTTATTGTTGATGATTTTGGAGGTTTAGAAAATGTTCAGGCACTAATGGTTGACCGTCGATGGTTTATGGTGTATGATACGTTCTTTAATTTTACAGAACAGTACAACGCACAGGGGTTATATTGGAATTACTTTTTCCACCATTGGCAAGTATTAAGCACATCACAGTTTGCAAACGCAATCGCTTTTACAACTGAAACACCTGCTATTACAAGCGTTACGATTTCCCCAAAAACCGCAACAGTAAGTAAAGGACAAAACGTACAGTTTACAACAACAGTCGTTGCAACAGGTATGGCAAGTGAGGCTATTTCTTACAACGTAACGGGTGCGGTTAGTGATAACACGACTATTACCTCAAACGGTTTATTGATTGTTGGAAGTGATGAAACCGCAACAGAATTAACGGTAAGTGCTATTTCAATTTTTGACAGTTCTAAAAATGATAGTGCCACAATTACGGTTACGGCTTAATGAATTTTCAACCTGAAACGGTGGTACGTTTACTTTCAAACGTACCACTTTCTTTAAATGAAACTAATCAGTTATGGTTTGATACCGTAACCGCACAACAAACATACTTTAGTGGCAAAGTATCACGTACTTACAATCAATTTACGTACCAACGTAAAGAACGTAATTATGTTGCGGTTGAAACAAATGCAGAATTTTTATATAATGTAAATTATATGATGTTTCAAAACTCAAATTTTGCGAACAAATGGTTCTACGCTTATGTAACTGAAATTGAATACAAAAATCATAATACTTCATGGGTATATTATGAAATTGACCCATTTCAAACGTGGTTGTTTGAGTTGAATTTTAAACAATCATTTATTGAACGAGAACACACCCCACGTTACAACGCAGACGGCACACCTGTAATAAACACTATTGATGAGGGTTTGAATTATGGTAGTGAATATAAGATAATTGATGATAGCAGTTATAAGAACTATGGTGATACAATCTTTATTCTTGTTACCTCAAAAGATTATCTTCATAAGTTGCCTGATGGATTGGAACGTCCATTTCCTGAAAACATAGGTAACGTACCGCAAGGGTTCTTTAATTATATATTCCCTATCAGTTTAAGCGGTTATAAAGAATACACATATAAAAACTTTAGTCTTATGAGTTGGGCGGAGTTCTACGACAAACTTAATCAGGATACGGCTTTTGTTGGTAAGGTTGTAAACTTAACATTATTAGACTTTGTACCTCTTAACGTATCCGTTGATAATGCAAACGCAAATATCACAAATATGGATAATGTATCTTTATATAATGCACGTAATGATTTAGGTTTAACAGGTTCTATTCTTTATATCAATGACGGAGCGTTTACACCGAGCGTCATTGATTGCGGTAATAAATATTCGTCATTTCCAAACTACGCAGAAAGTAAACTTCTTATGTATCCATATTCTTATACAAAAGTAACGGACATGAGAGGTAACGAGTTTGACATTAAGAATGAACACATAACAGGTCAAGACCTTAAATTTTCTGTACGTGGTTCTATTGCTCCACAATGCAAGACGGCATATGAAGTCGTAAACTACAAAGACAAAACTAACTTACTCGACGGT